CTGGTAGACTTTAAGAGACGAAACGGAGGAGGTGCGTCTTGATTACCCGACAGCGACTGCTAGCGGCTTGGTCTGTTCTTCGTGGTCGCCCGACTATGTATCGGGGGAACGTGCATCACATTGAGCTCTACGCAGGTTCATCGTCACCAGCGCTCTACGTCTTTGAAACCTCAATTAGGTCGCTACTAGCCATCAACCCAGCAGGTGAGCCCTGGCCCAATGTCTTGTTGGGTCTGGAGAAGGAGAAAGGTGCATCACATGAGTAATCTATTCACAAAGTACGTCGGTTACCTTTGGCCCTCACTGGCGCCGGAATCAGTACAGGAAGTAGAGGCGGTACAACAACTGTATACCGCAGGTGACCTGAAGGTGGCGTCTCTTCCGCGCATTCCCCAAGACTACTGTGCTGAGTGCGGCGGCTTCTTCCGGCCGGAGTTCTTGAAGCACATCTTCCGGGGTACGGCCATCCTGTTCGAAAACGGCATTGTGGGTATACCCCATTTCGAGACAGTTTACTACTGTGCCCGCTGCGAACCCTCCGCGCCCATCGTCTTCACCCTAGAGAGTACTAATGGTGAGGTACTGGACGAGCGGTGCTTCCGTGTGGAGGAAGGCTTCTTCCAGGACATTGACGGCGAGACTGGTGAAGTCCAGTACGTCATTTCCGAAGAGGAATATACAGATTTCCACTGCGGCGAGTGTGGGGAGGTTATCGCTGACGAAGCAAAGTGCAAGTCCTGCCGACCTCAACCAAAGAATCGTAGCAACGCAAAACGGAAGTCTTGAAGACACTTGACAGGGTGTCTTCTCCGGTGATACAGTACCTGTGTGACTGCAAGTCGTAAGAAGTATGCCCGCCTAAAGAAGCAGAAGAAGTGTGTTGAGTGCACACAGCCGGCAGGTAAAGCTACGCGCTGTCTCCCGTGCCGGAAGCTGCATAATGACAGGAATAGGAAGTACCACCGGCGTATTCGAACACAGGTCATTGAGCACTATGGAGCCAAATGCGCGTGTTGTGGCGAGTCACGAGACGAGTTTCTCACTCTCGACCACATTCACGGAGGCGGAATTGCCGACCGAAAACGGTCTCCTACGTGGAACTACTACACACAAGTGGTAAAGGAGGGGTTCCCTGTGTCCTTACGCTTACTTTGTTGGAACTGTAATTGTTCTCTGGGCAGGCACGGATACTGCCCCCACCAAAACGAGGCACGATAGATGAAAACAATAGTAGTGAGCGACGGCGGGCACCGGTACCTACTCCTCCTCCGCGAGGACGTTGACCTTCCCGCACTGCCGGAGAAGGAGGTGGCGCCGCACATGCAGTTCATCTCCTGGTGGAGAGGTCAGTGCGAACGCATGGGGATACCGTACACCTACCGGGTTGCCGAACCCCAGGGTATTCGAATCGTACAGTCTCTGTTGAGAAAGCACACTGTAGACGAACTCACCGAACTGGCCCGGCACTTTCTCTTCGACCATGGTGACCGCCTGCGCGAAGACCCCCGGCACTTTGTAATTTTTTCTTCTCTCGTTCCGACCATGAAACAGGAGCTGAAGCGTGGGTAGCGGCTGTCCCCATCGTATGTCAAGAGGTTATTGCGGAGTCTGTAAGCCACGTGAAGCCTAGTCCTACGTGCTGCTCAGGGTGGTTGTGGAGTTCAATGGCACACACCTGCTCCTTTGGTGGTACCTGCCGATACCCACTGCATGATAAGGACTGTCCAGGAAAGAAGAGGGCCGCGTCATAACAGGACTCTTCTGGGCCATGAGCCTGGTGCTGTCTGACTCCTCCTTCTTGGAGAAGTGGGGACATGCCCTGGTGCCTGAGTCGCTACCTAGAGGCCCGACACGGTTCCTCCTGCGGGCAGCACTGGAACACTGGAGTGCCTACCACCAGTTGATGGACTACCCCGCGTACTTGTACTGGGTCGACAGCGCCATCGATGACGAAGACCTGCACGAGGACTACCGACAAATCTTCATGGACATCACGAGCGCCTACGCCATCACCGACAGCAGCCGGCCTACGGCGTGGGAGGCAGCAGAGGAGTGGTTGCAGAGCTACCATGTGGGCATGGCACTCGACCGTGCGAGGGCTTCCCTCGTTGCCGGCGACCGTGGCAGCGCCTTTGAGGAGCTGCTGGGCCTCCGTGAGGTCACTGGTGAGGAGCGGGAAACCCCCATTGAGCTCGTACCTAGCGATACCCTGGGCGACATCATCCGGGCCGGCCGGTCGTCCAGTTTCCGGGACGCCCCCATTCCCCTGGGCATTGACCTCCTCGACGAGGGTCTCGAGGGCGGTGTTCAGCGCGGTGACCTGGCTATCGTCGCTGGCCCGACCAACCTGGGCAAGTCCATGTTCCTGTGCTACCTGGCATCATCGGCGTACAAGGCCAACCGACGGGTGCTCTACCTGACCTATGAGCTCAGCCGCCTACAGATAGGGGAGCGCATACTCATGGCTCTCTTCGAGAAGCCTAAACAGGAGCTCAATCCCGACACGATAGCGAACGAATTGATAGCCCGCCGTGAACGGTGGGGTGTCACTGACCGGGGCAGCGTCATCATTGAAGATGGGGTACGCACGGTCGCTGAGCTGCGGCGGCGCCTGGAGGAAGCAGATGTTGACCTGGTGCTGCTGGACAGCGCAGACGACATTTCCCCCCGCCAGTCCTACTCCAATTTGTATCTCTCGCAAGGCGAAGTCTACAGCGACATTCTTCTGGACATTTGTCATGGTATGAACCTGCCGGTGTGGACGTCGGTACAGCTCAACCGAGATGCGGTGGAGCGGGCAAGGGTGAACATGCGGCACATTGGAGACTCCTTCAAGAAGCTCCAGCGTTCGACATTGTGCATTGCCCTCTCTCAGTCCCGGGAGGAAGAGGACTTCTACTTAGGCCCGGTCGTCAAGCTCCTGGTGCTGAAGGACAGCCAGCACGGAGCGAAGGGAATGTGGTACCGATACATCCTCAAGTTCGGGAGAGGTGCTAAGGGTTGGCCCGGCTTCGACTACTACCCCGAGAAGGGAGAGCATCTCGAATGAGTAAGATGACGGATACGCAATTCGGCGTTCTCTACAAGATGGTTGCGGGTTGGCGGCTTCGAAGTAGCATGGCACCTGCGAGGGTATGGCTTGCCAGTCCTAAAAGTGTGACCGTTCTTAATAAGGGGACTCTTCGAGCCCTTTCCCGCAATCTCTGGGTCACTCAGATTGAAATGAAATGGCCTATCCTGCGTTGGGAGCTAACGGGACAAGGACGGGAAGCTCTGCGTCAAGAGGAAATCAAACGGGGGGCCGTTCTAAGGGGCAGGGCATGAACACACAAATGCTCATCAAGACTCTAGAGGACGCCAACTTCAACGTCGACCTGGTGGAGGGTGGCACTGAGTTAGTCCTTGCCTGCCCCTTGTGCTACGACGAACGCCGGCGGCTGTACATTGAGGCAGCGACAGGCTTATGGATTTGCTTCAAGTGCCACGCCCGTGGCCACTTGCGCGGCCTGCTCATTGAGGTCTGCGAGCTCACCCCGAATGAGGCGTTCCCACTTGAGCGCGCCATCATGGGTGGGGAGAAGAAGTCCGTCATGCACGTCCCCCGGCCGGCGCCGGCGTCCACTGTGGAATTGCCTGAGGGCTTCATCCCGTTAGATGACTCCCCCGCCGCATCAGTCACGATGGCGGCGGAATATCTCCGGCAGCGGGGGGTCAGTCCTACCCTAGCCCCCGAGTTGGGGATAGGGTTTTGCCTCACCGGGCGCTACGCTTACCGGGTCATCATACCCGTCTATACAGAGGGTAAGCTCCGCACCTTTGTGGCCCGCACCTGGGTACCTACGGAACGTAAGAAGGTACTGATGCCCAAGGGCAGCCAGGCTGAACGCGCCCTGTTCGGATATGATACCCTTCCCTGTAAGATTGGGCCTGCTGGCCCCTGTGTCCATCCTGGAGGTATCATTTTGGTAGAGGGCATCTTCGACGCCCTACGAATGTGGGAGTTGGGCCACTTCCACACTCTAGCGACACTGGGTGCTCACACGACTGAACTCCAGAGAGTTCTAGTGAAACGTCTGAAGCCGTCCCTCGTTATACTATTACGAGATGCTGACGATACCGGCCGAGAGGCAGCTATCAAGGAGGCCCGGGAGTTCGCTGTGAATATGCTTCCTGTTTCAATCGCTCGTCTCCCTGAAGCAGGAGCCGACCCGGACTCGGCATCACCAGAACACATCAGGCAGGCGCTTGACGCCGCCAAACCAGTTGAGTTAGACTATGGTGTCGAGGCCATGACGGAGGTGTATCGCTGAACTACTTACTAACGTTCTCTTGTAAAGATTGCGCCTTCGTAGGCTACGCACGGAATGAGGGATTACCTATCAAGTTCTTCATCCCCGGTATTCATCCCACCAAACCAGACCATACCGTTTGTCTAGAAATCACAGAGGAGGTACCTCATTGACTATAACCGAAACGGAACAGTTCGCACAGATACTTCGTTCTAACGGAGCATCAGAAGAAGTAGATTTCCTGCACCTCGACCTGCACATCACGGCGTCGGGGCGGAAGCTCACTCTCCTACAAGCCGCTGAGGCTCGCTCGTCAGTCATAGTGGCCCTGAAGGCGCTTGGTCTCGGATACGATGCTGGTGAGAGGGTTGGTAACTGGTCGGAAGAAGTCACTCAGCAAGAGGAGGTAACACATGGCAACTAGGGCAAAGACTGCGAACGACATGAGCGCATGGGCATCAGACATCGACACCGATGCTACCCGTGCTCTTATCGAGGAGCTCCAGGCCGAGGGGAAGCCCTGGGATAAGCTGGAGAGCAAAGACAACAAGTACATCACGAACTACCGGCGCATCTGCCCGAAGCGTCCTGATTGGTCGAACCCCTATCAAATCGTACCCGTACACTACTTAGGCCCGCAGAACCGGATGACGGTATGCCTGAAAGAATCGGGGCTCGGTGAGTGTCCGGCCTGCCAACTGCGTTGGCAGCTCAAAGATGGGGGAGATGAGCAGGGCTCCCAGAGGCTCCGTTCTTCCATCCGCACGTTCCTCAACGTCGTCCACATCAAGCAGGATGGCAGCCTGGCCGAGGATAAGGTCTTTCTCATGGGCTTAAATCAGTTACAGTTCATGGGCCGGCGTGGTGTCGAGTATGACCTTGACGAAGAAGGTGACTTACCTCTGTTCTACTTCTTTGAGAAATACGGTGACCTGTCCCACGTCGAGACCGGGCGTGACCTTCTCATCAAGGCGAAATCGGAAACTGTGAAAATGGGTGACGGTACTGTTGAGATGCTTGTCCTGAAGTTCTCGGCGGCCGACCCGAGCCCCTTCCCGGGTACCGGGGAGCTTCTCGAGGAAGGTCTCACTGACCTGCAAGAAGTCGTTCCAGTCGTTGAACCAACTGAAATGGTTGCCCTCATTGAGGGTCGTGCTACTGGCGCTGTCATGTTGAATACCGGCACATCTGGTGATGCCCCCGCACAGGCCACAGCGCCGGCTGAGGCCGAGGTTCCTCCTAAGAACCGGTTTGGTGGTGAAGACCCTGAGGAAGAGGCAGAGGCTGCGGTGGCTGAAGCTGCTGTTGAGCCTGAAGCGGCGGGGGCTGAAGAGAAACCGGACAACCCAAAAGCCGGTACGGCTCCGCCAAAGACTGACCCGAAGGCGGCTATAGCGCGCTTGCGTAAGAGCCAGGAGAAGTAGTCATTGCTTCTCTTTGCTCCACTATCCTACTGGAGTAGGCGTCTCCCTGAGCCACCTTACCGGGGTCTAGACAATCGCCCCAAGTGGTTGGTGTACTGGGGCGAAGGAAGTTGGGCATGAGCGACCCCAAAGCCGTCATCAAGCGGCTCCAGGCGGAGGACTCCGAGCTGACCGTGCAGATGGGGCGCGAGGGCGACATCATTGGCAAGCCCACGGGCTATGTCAGCACCCGCTGCCCCACCCTGGACTACCTCATTGGACGTCCCGGTGTTCCAATGGGAGGTATCTCCACCATTGTGGGAGCCTTTGGTAGTGGGAAGAGCACTGTCTGTCTCAACATCCTGGCGGAGACTCAGGCTCAGGGAGGCCAGGCCGTCATCTTTGATACTGAAGGCCGCCTCGATTTCGACCGCGCGGAAAAGTTGGGCATCAACCTGGACGAACTCATTATCGCTCAACCTGATACCTTGGAGCAGATGTTCTCGGGTGTGAAAGATATGATTCGGGCCGCCCGTGAGGTAGCTGGTGAGACGAACAGCGTGACTATCGTGGTTGACTCTGTTGCCGGTGCTCCGTTGGAGAAGGAAGTAAAGGCGGAGAAGCTGTCCCTTGGCGCACAGTCCCTTCTCATCCGGCGAGAATTGCGAGTCATGAGCATGCTAGTGAACCGGCAGCGCGTTGCTCTCGTCTTCACCTCCCAGCCCCGTATGAAGATTTCTCTCGGTAAGTGGGGCAAGCCTGAAACGAGTTGGCTGGGCAAAGACCCGTTGGGCCATGCCTCAATGACCACGTTGCTGCTAGAGGAACAGAAGAAGTTCGGTGAGGATAGGAACAGCCCCATTGGTCACGTCATCATGGCGACATTGGTAGACACCCGCATTGCCGGCTGCACCATCCCGGACTGTCAGGAGTGTCGCCGCAAGGGCTTCCGCCGGACGTTCGATTTCTACGGCGCCACCGGCCCTGACTTCTTTGGGTCGGCCCTCAATGTCCTCCAGGAGGAGAAGGTGGTGACCTACAACAAGGGTTGGTACACGTTCCGGGACAGTAAGCCGTTCCGCCTTTCCGAGATGGAAGAGAAGTGTGCAGAGTCCCCCGAGATGCTCGACGCACTAGCAGAAATACTGAAGGGAGGGCATCATGTTGAACTTACCAACGAGACGGGACTTCCAGAGTCTACAGACTCTGCTGAATAGGGTCTTCGTCTGTGTGGAGTGCGGTATCCCAGTGGGTTCGATAAACGACCGCAACGTCCCAACACGATGCGGACGCTGCCAAACGAAGACTGCTACTCACACCTGTAGCATCAATACGTACCCAGACTGCTGCTATCCTGAGGAGAAGACCCGTTCTTGCTCTCTGTGTGGTAGGGGAATACTGAACGATAGCAACATCGGCGTTTGCGGACAATGTATTGTGGAACGTCAATGACTACCTACTCTCCCCTAACATCCATCCGAGTTCGGAACTTCCAAAGCATTGAGGACGCTACCATTGAACTGGGTCGTCTGACCGTGTTAGTGGGGCAGGGGGACGTAGGTAAGAGCGCCATCCTACGGGCTCTACGTGCTGCCTTCCTCAACGACGGGAACGATGATGACATTCGGCACGGGCAGAAGAAGGCCGAGGTAGCACTCGCCTTTGAAGACGGGACTGTCATTG